TCCAATTCAGTGCCACTGCCGGCGGATCGTCGTAGGTCCAGGGCATCAGGAGAACCTTACCGTGCACTGGCAGTAGGCGTTGTTCTCTGCCCCCCCAGCCGGATCCCCGGGCCAGCGCATGCCGTTCGGAAATCGCTGCCGGATGCCCACCGTGGTCCCATTCAGTGCGGCATGCTCATCTCTCGGATTCGTGCTGTTCACTTGCCAGGTCTTGAATTGCAGGCCCGTAGCCTGGGCTCCCTCTACGGCGCCGAAATTCAATGCAGTAGTCACCGCGCTTGCGGCCTCTCGCACAGCCCACACGCTGATCGCCGCTTCAAAGAGCCGCTTGACCGCATCCTTGGGCTCTGGATCTCTCAATGCCTCGGCAAGCTGATCCCGCGTGTAATCGTTCATGTACTCGGCTTGTACCCGGGAGTGCTCTTGGAGCCAGGGCAATACTCTTTCCTCAAGCTGCTCTTGCTCAATTTCCTGATCCAATGCCTCGACCGTGCGCCCGGCCCAATCCAATGCGGTCGACCGGTTGAGGGGCAAGAGATCCGCGTACAGCTCGCTGTCCCATCGCTCCTCGTCATACCAGACGCCACCGAGATCCACCTTCGTCTGTCCATCGCGGCCCGAAACGCGCCCGGCCAGCGCAGCCTCCTGCCGGCGATAATGCCGTGCCAGCACTCTCCGCCACTGTTCCTCGTGTCGCTGGCGCAGGTCTGCATTGTACACATCCAGGTCTTTCGTGGTCAGCTCCCGGGCCCTGGTGTCCGGGGTGGCGTCCCTGGGAGAGGCTTGCCCACCCACCAACACATTCAGCGGGATCACCAGTTGGTCCGCTCCCGGATCCTCCACACGCGGTAGGTTCATCCGCGCCCGCGCCTCGTTGCGCGTCATGTACGGGGCCCCCACGGAGGATTGGTACGCTTTCACCTGTTCCTCGAAAGAGCCCTGCAATTTCTCGGCGATGTTAAACTCGACATAGACCCCATCCCTATCCTCGAACTCGGGAAGGAGCTGCAACCCGATCTCTTCCTCGATCATCGCCAGCCAGGGCCCCAGACTGTCCTGGTAGAGATTCTTGTGCTGCTCTTTGATGTTGGAGTTGTGAACCACCAGACCCGCTGCCACAAAGTTGTGAGTATCCTCGACTTCGATGTCATAGATCGGCTCAGCGGGTAGCTTTTCGATCTCGATCACACGCGAATATTCGCAACCGATAGGGGGCTCAGAGCGCCTTCCCTTAGCGAACGGATAATCCTTGCCCTTTTTGTCCCATCCTTTTCCCTTAGCCAACCGTCTTTGGTGGCGCGGGTTATGGGAGCCGATCCTTCGGTTCGCATCTGGATCGGAGCAAGTGATTGTCCATTGATCAACATCTCCGACCTCGCCAGTCGGCAATAGTGTCTGACCAACTCGATGATAGGCATTGTTGACCGCGATTCCCAGGCTCATGCACAGGTGACGGATATCCTCTATGAGATCACGATTGCATGAGGAGTAGCTGATCTTGCCGCGCTTGTCGACCGAACCATCGGCATCCAAATAGCCACGCAGGAAAGCCAGCCGCTCAGCGCCAGTCGCACCGAATACCCATTCCGGCACTCGCTTGGTATGCGCCGTCCCAGATAGACCGAGCTTCGTTAGCTCTTCGGTAGCCAGCACGGATGCAAAGCGCGTTTGCCGATCACCCTCTACCAGGGTCACAGGCTGTGTAGGCACGCCTTCTCTAGTTTTGCCATTCCCTTGGCTGCCAAACGACTTGAACTCTTCGCGCATGATTTCACGATAGTGGTCCATGTAGGGAGCATCATTGGCCCGTGCAATCGACACAGTACCGCGATCTGGATAGATGTTGCCATCTCCAAGTAGGAGGCCATAGAACTCCATGCGGGAGACAGACTGGTATGGGGCACCCTCTGGCAATTCTTTCAACGCAACGAGGACATCACCGCGCTCAATCTCACTCGCTGCCACGTAGACATGGCGGGCCTCATAGTGCCAGCGAGACTGGCCGGCCCGCGTCTTGGCATCAGCGTTCGGATCAGGCTCTCCCCGGACTTTCACTAAGCGGCGTACAAGAATTGGATGTGTTGGGTTGGCTTCCAACGTCCGGTTTTGTGTCTTGATGCGCAGAATCGGATCAACGCCCGTCTGTCCAGATCGAGTGACCCGCTTGAGAGCAAACCCTGTGCCATTATGGCTCCAGACCTTATCTCCAGGTTGCACTTCAGCGATGGGACGCGGCCCCTTTGCCGTAAACACCGGCACATGGCCCGGTAGGCAGAAAGTCGCGTGATCCAGGATGCCCACCATCGGCAAAGGAATGTGATACGCCCTCGCACACTCTTCCCGGGTCAGTTTCCTTCCCCCAAGATACTCGCTCTCCTGGGCATTGAACGTCCCCGCTTTCCAGGTCATGCCCTCTTCCAAAATCGCCGTCTTGCCCGAATTCTCCCCGCCGGCATAGAGCGCCTCAAACTCCGCCTTGAACCGGGCCCTAGCCGTATCACTCCAGGTGGGCGCATCCGCAGGCCGCTCGATGATCCCGTGCTGTCTGGCTGCGTTCTGCCAAAAGTGTTCCCGGTAATCGCCGGCACTGTGCTCCTCTGCCAGAACCCGTCTCAAGGTTTCCAGTGGGCTCAATCCCTGGATCGCGCTCTCGGCATTGTAGCCACGAAAGTGCACCACGTCATTCGGATCCAAGGTTTTCTTTTCGGTCCCCAAGTCGATCTGGTACTTGGTGGCCACCAGTCTCCCACTCACCTCCATAAACTGGGGAGGGACCCGGAGCAACTGCAGCCGGTCTTGTCCCCGAACCTTGAGCCAGAAGGCATTGAAATAGACCCCCAGGTCCCCCACGAGGGATTCGATCAGCCGGTAGCGCGTGACCTTGAACTGCGGATCCAATGGCTGGGCAATCAGCAGGGCCAGTGGGTGATCGCGCAATCGCTGCCGGTCTGTTTCCCCCACCCGCTTGAATACGTGCAATCCGAGCTGGGCAATATTTCTTGCCAGGAAATCCACGCAGGTGCGCACGTTCGGCTGGGTCCGGTAGAGGGTGGCATAGTCATAGTTGTACTGGTCATACAGCTTGACCGACCCATAGTTGATCTTGGGCCACCACGGCTCTCGCATCGTTTCCAACTGTCCGACGCTCTGTATCGCCACCATCAGAGCACCTGCACGAAATCTATGTTATCGGCCATCAGCAGCACCTCGCCATCCATTCGCACCGTGGCCCCATCCGGCTTGATCAATTCCGCGTTGCGCAGGATCAAGTGAGTGCGTTTCTTTTGCCAGACGACCCCGCGAAAGGCCCTTTCGGTTTTCAGATTCACGATCACCTTGCGCAAGGTGGGGTAACGGTCGAACAGTTTCATACGGTCGCTCCCACGATAGTGGCTTTGTCGCCGTTGATTTCAAACGTCAGGAGATTGGTGCGCTTGAGCAAATCAAGAGCCTTGATCTCATCCATCTCACAGTATGCATATTCATCAAAGCCACCACGGTTAAACCGGAATGGAACCAGAAGCATCGTGCTTCCAATAATGCACTCCGATGACGGTATAGTGACCCGCTCTCCTGCAAAGGTAACATGATCCGGTGCTGGGCCCCACCAATGCGCTGGATTCCAATACCAGCTGACCGTTTTACCTGACCGATGATCGATAGCGTGAACCAGAACGCGATTGAAAAGGCATCCCATGACCGTATTGAATAGACCTAGCCAGGACCATCCTCTGAAATAACAGCGTCGATACCAGTAGTATTTGCCCTGCTTTTTCATACAGTCTCCAGTCCCCTGTCCTCGTAGACCGATCGTTTCGGCGGCTCGTGTCGCAATGCCCGATCCAGGCCCATCACCAGGGCCACCATGCCGTCGATCTTTTCCGTGGATCGTTCCTTGTCCGGCTTGATGTTCTGGGCCGGGTCCTGTCGCACCACCAGGTTGTCCGCCATCCAGTTGAGCACTGGATTGTTCCCATGCGCCAGGCCATGCTCCAGGATCAGCCGTTCGAGCTCTTTCATCGGCGGGGACATGGAGACGTACCCCTGCCCGAATTGTACCATCCAGTCCTCCCCACCCCGTTCCATCAGCTCGGTCTGGATCTTGGTCGCTCCCCACCGGTCAAACGCCACTTCGCGGATATCATAGTGCTGGGCGTCTTCGTCGATTTGGTGCAAAATCCACGCATAGTCGATCACGTTGCCCGGTGTGGCCGTGATAAAGCCCTGCCGGACCCAGGCATCATAGGGCACCCGGTCGCGCTTCGACCGTTCGACCATGGCCTCCTCCGGGATCCAGAAACGGGGCACGATCTGGTAATCGTCTTCCTCTGACTGTGGAGGAAAGACCAGCACCCACGCGCTGACGTCGATATTGCTCGACAGGTCCAGGCCGGCATAGCACAATCCCTCTGTGTCGACGGCTTTCGCGCAGGCATTCCAGTGTTCTACCGAGACCCACTTGGTCACAGATTGAGTCCAGATATCCAATTCCAACCGGAGGAAGGCGTTGAGCGCGCTGGGCATCTCTTTGGCCCGTTGCGCCTTCCGTCGCATGTCGTCCCATTTCTTGCTGACCCCCAGGTTTGGATTGGCCTTGATCCAATTCGCCTCATCTTCCCAGTCGTCATCTTGAACACTGTCGGGATCCCCATCCCGTCGCTTGTCGAGCGTGTAAATCAACCCGAACCAGCTATCATCGTCGATCACCTGGTCCAGGATCTTTTCCGTGTACTCGTGTTGCGTGAAACACAAGCTCTGCCGGTCGAATCCCGAGGTCGT